AGAGGAACATTAGTAAATAAAGATTCTAATAATAATCCTATCCCAGTTGTTTATGGAAAAAGACAAGTAGGTTTAACAAGAGTGTTTGTTGAATCTTCTGGTGCAGATAATCAATATCTTTATGTTGCTGGGGTTTTATGCGAAGGTGGCGGTGGTGGTATTCAATCAATTGAAGAAGTTTATGTAGATGATAAATTAGTAACCTTTGATGGTGCATTAACAAATGGAACAATAAGAGGAGTATCAAGTTCTGATGCTAATTTTTATAAAAGTGAATCCTTAATATCTATTCAATGTTTTTTTGGTTTAGATAATCAATCTGCTTCATCTTTACTAGATGAATCTTCAAGTTGGACTTCTGACCATAAGTTATCTGGTTTAGCTTATGTTGGTTTAAGGTTTAAATGGAATCAAGATGCTTTTAATGGATTACCTGAAGTTAGAGTAACTTTAAAAGGTAAAAAGATTTATGACCCAAGATTAGATTCTACAAAAGGTGGCTCTGGTTCTCATACACAAGACGACCCAACATCTTGGACTTATTCTGCCAATTCATCTTTAGTTCTTTTAGATTATTTAAGAAACAGTAGATATGGAAAAGGATTACCTAATGATGCTTTTGAAGATGAATACGATTCATTTAAAACTTCCGCAAATACTTGCGATACACAAGTACCGCCTTACTCTGGTGGAACTAACATAAATTTATTTGAAACAAACGCAGTTATAGATAGTGAGAAAAAAGTAATTGAGAATGTAAGAGAATTATTAGTTCCTATGAGAGCAATATTTAATTACACTCTTGGAAAATATAAAGTCATAATTGAAGGTACTGGTTCATCACTATTACTATTAACTAAAGACAATGTTGTAAGTGAAGTTAAATTACAAGGAGAAAATAAAACTGAAAAATATAATAGAGTAATAGGAACTTATTCAAACCCAGAAAAAGATTATCAATCAGATACAGTTTCATTTCCACCTTTTGACGACTCTGGTTTAGTTGTTGATGACCAACACGCAACAATGTTAAGTGAAGATAATAATACTTTATTAGAGAGAAGTTTTGATATGATACAAGTTACTTCTCCTTATCAAGCAGAAGAAATTTGTGAGAATATTTTAAAAAGGTCAAGAAACAATTTAAAAGCAGAAGTTACTGTTACTGCTGAAGCATTAAACTTATCAATCGGAGATATAGTTACAGCTACATACGACACCGCAGGATTTAGTGCTAAACCATTTAGAGTAATGTCATTAACAATAAATTCTGATTCAACAGTAACTTTAGGATTAGAAGAACATCAAGATAACTTTTACACTTGGGAACAAAAAGCTGAAGCACCAACTATTGCTGATACGACTCTTCCTAATCCATTCTCGGTTACTGCACCAGCTTCAGTTACTTTGACTGACCAACTTATCGCATACAATGACGGAACAGTTATCGTTGCTATGGATATTGTAATAGGTGCTTCTCCTGATAGCTTTGTAGACTTTTATCAAGTTGAATATAAAAAATCTAATGAAACAGATTTTAAAGTACACTCATCAGGTAAATCATTATTTCAAAGAGTGTTAAATGTTATAGACCAAGAAACTTACAATGTGAGAGTTAAAGCTGTTAATACTCTTGGAGTAAGTTCATCTTTTACTTCTGCATCAAGAACTATTGTTGGTGCGATTGACCCACCTTCTGATGTTACAGATTTTTCATGTAATATTATTGGACAAGACGCACATTTAGGTTGGCAACAAATTAGTGATTTGGATTTGGCTTTTTACTCTATTAGATATTCAACACTTACTACTGGTGCTAGTTGGCAAAATTCTGTGGCACTCGTGGAGAAGGTCGCTAGACCTGCCACCACAGTTGTAGTACCAGCGAGGGTCGGCTCATACCTAATTAAAGCCGTAGATAAGCTAGGAAACTTTTCTGCTAACGAAGCTATCATTTCAACAACAGTTACCTCTATTGGTAATTTTAATGCTGTTACAACACAAACTGAATCCCCAACATTTTCAGGAACTAAAACTAACACAGTAGTCTCAGATAATACTTTACGACTAGATTCATCTGAACTTTTTGATAGTGCTTCAGGCAACATAGATGATGCTACTGGTTTCTTTGATTCTGGTGTAACCTCTTCTGATTTATTTGCTTCAGGTTCTTATTTATTCTCATCTCCAGTTGATATTGGTGCTATTGCAACTTGTAGAGTTACTGCTTCAATTACACAAACTTCAGATAATCTTGACGATTTATTTGACAGTAGAACTGGAGACTTTGATGATGCTTCTTCAAATTTTGATGGAGATACACCAGCTAACTGTAATGCACATATTGAGATAGCTACATCTGATGATGATATAACTTATACTGCATTTAGAAATTTTGTAATTGGAAATTATCGTGCAAGATTTTTTAAATTTAAAGTAGTTATGACATCTGCGGACTTAAGTTCAAGTCCAGTAATTTCAGCTTTGTCAGTAAGTATTGATATGGAAGATAGAATATTTAGTGGAAACGATATTGTATCAGGTGCAGGAACTTTTGCTGTGGTATTTACAACTCCTTTTTATTCTGCTAATTATGCAGTAGGAATTACTGCTCAAGGTCTTGCTACTGGAGACTTCTATTTACTTACAAATAAAACAGTAAATGGTTTTAACATAGCTTTTAAAAATAGTAGTGGTACTGGAGTTAGTAAAACTTTTGACTTTTTAGCTAAAGGATTTTAGATAGATTATGGCACAACACGATTTTGTAATTAATAATCAAGGTTTCCCTGCTTTTAGAGCAGATTTAAATGACTTCCTTAGTGCTGTTAAAACTACTCATTCAGGTTCTTCTTTACCTTCTGGTGCGGCGGCAGGTACTATCTGGTTAGATACTACAAACGCATCAATTCCAGTTTTAAAATACTATGATGGAACGGATAATATAACTCTTGCAACAATCAATCATTCTACTAACACAGTTGATTTTAATGATTCTGCAATAAGCACTCCTTTAACTGTAACTGGCAATTCAACTGCTGGTGCTGAATTAAGACTTCCTGAAGATACTGATAATGGTTCTAACTATGTTGCCTTAAAAGCGGCAGATAATATTGCATCAAATCTTACTTTAACTTTACCTTCTGCTGATGGAACAAATGGACAAGCACTTGTTACAAATGGCTCTGGCACACTTTCATTTTCTACTGTTTCTGTTTCATTAACTTATTCAAAAGGAACATTTACTGGTGATGGTTCAGCTACAACAATAACTATTAATTCTGGTAGAGCAGTTGATAATATTTTAGTATTTGTAAATGGTATTTGTTTAGTTCCAACAGATGATTATACAATTTCTGGTACAACATTAACATTCGCAACTGCACCAGTTAATGGTGCTGAAATCACAGTAAGATATTTACCAATTTAATTCTATGGGTACAATCACAAGAGGTGTAGCCAATGGAATAACAACAAGTGGTGTTGTTTTAAAAGCCATTATTAATAATGCTAGTATGGATAATATTACAACTTTTCCAGCATCATTTGTTGATGGTATTACACTTATATCTTCTCAAACAGCTTCTAACTCAGCTTCAATTAGTTTTACTTCAGGAATAACTTCAACTTATAAAGCATATAAGTTTGTGTTTAGTAATATTCATACAAGAACTGATGCTGTTGATTTTGAATTTAATTTATCAACTGATAGTGGTTCAAACTACAATGTTACTAAAACAAGTTCTTCTTTTGTTGCTTATCATCAAGAAAATGATACTGATGCTGGATTAGTATATACTTCTGCTATGGATTTAGCACAAAGCACAGCATATCAAAATATTACAGATGAAGCTGGTAATGGTGCAGATGAATCTATTTCTGGTTCTTTATTATTATTTAATCCAGCTTCAACTGTTTATGTGAAGCATTATATTAGTTTAGTTAATAATTATTATAAAGGAGATGCACCTAATGCTCATTATATAGCTGGTTATGGCAATACAACCTCAGCAGTTAATGCTGTAAGATTCCAAATGTCATCAGGAAATTTTGATGGAACAATTTACTTATATGGAATAAAATAATGGGTTCAATTACAAGAAGTTTCGCAAATAACATAGGTTCATCTGGCATACTTTTAGCTAGTGCTGTTAACAATGCCACAGTAGAAGATGTTACATCTTTTAGTTCTGCGGCAAGTCCAGCAACCTT